GAGTTTGCAAACACTAACGCACCAGTTCCTGTTTCATTAGTTACTGCCGCTAATAAGTTTGCACTAGAAGGTGTAGCAAGAAAGGTTGCTACACCCGTACCAAGACCAGACACACCAGTTGCTATTGGAAGACCAGTTACGTTTGTCAAAGTACCGCTTGTTGGAGTACCAAGTGCTGGTGTTACTAATGTGGGGCTAGTAGCAAATACTAACGCACCAGTTCCTGTTTCATTAGTTATTGCCGCTAATAAGTTTGCACTAGAAGGTGTACCCAAAAAAGTAGCCACACCAGATCCTAAAGAACTGGAATCTATTTTTGTACTAATTTCACTAAAGTTTTGATCCAGTTCCTCAGTGGTTAACGGGATGCCTTTAGTGTTTCTTAAAGTTATTGCCATTTATTTGAATCCTATTATGATAAATAGTTTATATTCATTATTTATAACATCTTATGACATACACTAAACATTTATTCATTATTTATAACATCTTATGACATACACCAAACAATTATATCAAGGAAAATTTATTCCAAGAAACCCCATAAAATACCGAGGGGATGTTGATAACATCGTTTATAGATCAGGATATGAATTAAAATTTATGAATTGGTGTGATAAAAATTCTTCTGTGCTAGAATGGGGAAGTGAAGAAATCATTATACCATATCGCTCTCCTTTAGACAATAGAATACATAGATATTTTGTTGATTTTTATCTTAAAATAAATGATGAAAACAATAATCAAAAAATGTATTTGATAGAAGTAAAACCTCTCAGATTTACAAAAGAACCTAAAATTCCCACACGTAAAACTGCAAGATTTATCAATGAAGTAAAACAGTGGGGAGTTAATCTTGCTAAGTGGGAGGCTGCTACTGAATATTGTAAAAATAGAAAGTGGGAGTTTAAAATTATAACTGAAAAAGAACTTGGATTATAATGTTATTGTTTAGATGCTGCATAAATCATTATAAATAATGACATGTCAAATCCATTTCAAAATATAAGAGCAGCCGCAGGCGATCAGGACAGATCGTTTAATTGGTATATGAATTCAGTCAAAAAAATGGCTGGACAACTTACTGACTATAACGATGTCAAAAAAACTGACTTAGGGGATCTTACCTCTAAAATTGAACCTGGTAATATGTACATGTTCATGTACGATCCTAAGTTGAAAGAGACTTTACCATATTACGATACATTTCCGTTATGTTTACCATTTGATTCTGCACCAGGAGGATTCATAGGGTTGAACTTACACTATTTACCTCCTTTACAGAGAGCAGTTTTATTAGGTAATTTATTAGACTATACGGACAAACAGCTAACCGAAAAAAGCAAAATAGATGTAAGTTGGTCTTTACTTAAAAATTTTACAAAGTTTCCACAAGTGAAGCCTTCAATTAAAAGATATTTGAATAATCATGTTCAAAGTAGATTTTTAAAAGTAGAACCTCAACATTGGAAGGCTGCTATATTTTTACCAACACATAATTTTGTCGGTGCTAATACCAGAACTGTCTATCAGAATAGTAATAAGGCGATGCAATAATGGCAGAAAAATCACTATTCGGTCTTGATAATTTTTTAAACGTTGTCAGAACCAAGCACCTACCAAGAACAGAAAGATTTGAAGTAACATTTAATTTACCTAAAGAATTAGGTATTTCAAATAAAAATGATACACTTAGATTGTTAACTTTAATGTGTGAAGAAGCACAAATACCTGGGTTTGTTACTAATACCGTTCCTATTAAAATAGGACCGTGGACAGAATATCGAACACAGAACTTAGATTTTTTAACATCAGATATAGTTTTCACTTTTATTGTTGAAGAAAATTGGCAAGCAAGAACTTTGTTTGAAACCTGGATTCAACATTGTGTCAATCCAATAAGTAAAGAAGTTAAATTTCATGATCAAATGTATTCAGACTTGGAAATAAAATCATTAGATACAGAAAATAATGTTTTAGCAAAGTGGAAAATATATGAAGCAATACCAAAACTAATTAACTTGACACCATTAGCTTGGGGAAATATTGGATTCATGCGAATGTCAGTTTCAATGTCTGCTAAGTACTGGGAACGAATATTATAAACATCGGAGAATATTATGGCACTACCTGAAATTATAACACCAACATTTACAATTGTGATTCCTGGAATTAAAAAACCAGTAAAGTACAGACCGTTTTTGGTAAAAGAAGAAAAGCTATTAATACTCGCGAGCGAATCTGAAACTTTATCTGAAAGAGTATCAGCGTGTTCACAAGTTATAGAAAATTGTACATTTGGATTGTACAACGATAAGAATTTAACAATGTATCAAATACAGTATTTGTTTTTGAAAATAAAAGCAAAATCTGTGGGTACAATACAAGAATTCAATTTAACATGTGGATCATGCAAATCTTCAATGCGTTATGAAATGAATATTGAAGACTATAAAATATACGGTGAAGTAGATACAACTAAAAAAGAATTTAAAATCAATGATGAAGTATCTATAGTTATACGGTATCCAACAGCAGAATATCAGGGTAAAGTAGATACTCTATCAGATACTGAGATAGTTATTAATTGCATTGAACAGATAGTAAACGGAGAAGAAGTTATTGATCCTAGGGATGAAACACCTGGAAACATGATTGAATTAATGCAAGATATTGAAGAATTTTTAACAACTATTCCAGTATTAGGACATGAGATATCATTTACTTGTAAAACATGTGGTAAAGATAATTACGTTGGTATAAACGGTTACGAGCATTTTTTCGGATAACTCTTTCCCAGGATTCGATTGAAAATTTTTATAAAACGAATTTCTTATTAATGCAAGAACATCATTATAGTTTGACTGAACTAGAAAATATGATGCCCTGGGAGAGAGAAGTGTACATAGGAATGCTAGTCGTTCATTTAAAGAACAAGGCAGATAAGAAACATGCTTAATGTAGAAGGCAGAAATATAGCAGACGAAGGATTTTCTGGTTCGAATGTAAGAGATTCGAATACTGGAAGATTTACTTCGGAAGGCGCTAATAGGTTAGCGCAAAGTATGAGAGCTGGTATGTCTATGACATCTACTAGAGACTCTTCTACTACAAATATTTCTGCCGCGGTTAGTAAACTAACTGAAGCTATTTCTAATGATACTCAAAATTTTCAAGAACTTTTAAATAAACAAGATGAAAAAACTAAGAAATTATTTGATTCTTATATAAAGTCGTTAGAATCTGGAAAAACTAGCAATATAGAAAAGGCTATGGAAAAGTTTTTACTTTCCATGGAGAAAGATACTTCTAAGAAATTTGAAAAGATAATAGATGCTGTAGGACAAAGAAAATCATTGAATGAAGGCAATACAGTTAAACAGAAATTTGCAAAATTTATGGGAGCTGATGCTGACAAAGGATTTGGAGGATCAATTGCACAAGCGTTCAGTGAACCAGGCAGAATGTTTGGAACAAACAGAGGATTTTTAGGGACTGGCTTATTTTCTGGAGGACCTACTGCTGCTCAACAAGAAGCTACCGCTGAATTGGGAAAAGAAAATCAAACAAAAGGTATAGCAGAATTAGTCACAAACAGTGTTGCGCTGGACAACAGTGAAGATAAAAGCGTATCTGAAATACAGGCAAAAAATAATAAAGAGAAAGTTGCTGAAACAGGATCTAGTAATAAAAAAGGTCCTGAAAAAGTAATAATAGCTGATCAACCTATTATTACAAAAGACGCTCCTAAAACAATGTCAGGTATTGATGTAAATGATCCTGCTGCCGAACAGCTACAAGTTTTAAAAGATATTTTAAAAGAACTAAAACTAATTTCTGGCAAACCATCTGGCGGATTGGGTGGGGGATTAGGTTCTATCATACCAGATATAGATTTGCCTAGCAGAAGACCTAGAGCAGGTCCTAGACCTAGACCTGGACCTAGACCTGGACCAGGCAGATTAGGAAATTTAGGTAGATTTGCAAGAGGTGCTGGTAGATTTTTAGGACCTGTAGGATTAGGTCTTACAGCAGGTATGGCGGCATACGATGGGTTTAAAGGATTCAACGCAGATGAAGATGCTACTTTGGGTCAAAAATTTCAAAATGCAGGAAGAAATATTGGTAGTGGGCTTACTTTTGGTCTAATAGATAGTGTTGAAGAAAAGATGGAAGACGGTTCTTATCAAGCAGACCGTGAAGCTGAAAACTCACAACAATCTTTACAAGAAGCAGCAGATCGAGCAGGTGAAAATGGTCCTCAGCGACAACAGCGTCAAGCTATAATTGATAGACGAAATGTAGTGCCTTCGGAAGGCACTGCAACTCCTGCTGCAACAACACCAGGACCCGTTGAAGGTACTGCGACTTCTGTTATCCCGGAACGCGATCCCAACAGATTTGATGGAATGTCTCCTAGCCGCGCAGGATTTGCCAGACAAAGAGAAAGCCTTGAAGATCAACTAGCCGTAAAAAACGCTGGTGGTATTATGATTGGTAACGAACCATTTTATCCTGGTCAGGAAGAGCCTCTTACTGAAGATCAAATGGCAAGAATTGAATATGGCCCAGGTGATATTGAAAGTTTTCCACCTGAAGTTCAAGAAAAATATAAACAACAAATGCAAGATCAGGGGTCATCACTTGCTACTGCGACTCCTGCGGCAACAACACCAGAACTTGTTGAAGGTACTGCGGAGAATGTTTCAACAACGCCGCTGACACGCAGACAGCGCCTGGAACGTGACTTGGGTTTTGAAGGCACTACCTCAGGCCCAGTCATCCCAATTCGTAATGCAAAAGAAAAAAATGAAAGGGAGATGGAACTCGCAGAACAAATGAATTTAGATCCTACAAAATTAGATGTTGAGTATAACGGACCAGTACCGGCTGTAATAAATGGTGTTGCCGTTCCATCTGAACTTCTAACTGAAGATGAAAAATATCAACAAAATTCTGCTAAAGCTGCCCGCGAAATGCTACAGGGTACGCAGAGTGAAGTTGCGGCGAGTCAATCAGTTACTAGCAATGCTATTCAAAACATGACAAACTTATCTACACCTAGTACTCAATCTGCTCCTCCTATTATTAATAATATTACAAATAATAACACATCAGCATCTCCTGCTGCACCTCAAATCTTAACAACGCCTTCTACTCCTAGAAATAATAGTAATATTATTCAGCGATTTCAAGACAGAACATTTGCAGGGATATAAAAAA